ATGGGGGCGCTGACCGATGCCAAGGTTCGCAACGCGAAGGCGGCTGATAAGGCCTATAAGCTGAGCGATGGCAGCCAGCTATATCTGCACGTATCGCCCGCCGGCGGTCGCAGCTGGCGCATGAATTACCAGTTCGGCCGCAATGATGCTGGCAAGCCAATCCAGAAAACGCTGACGATCGGAAGCTATCCGGCCCTCTCGCTCAAGGATGCGCGCGAGGCGCGGGACACTGCGAAGACGCTTCTGGCCAAGGGACGCGAACCCCGGCCCGATGATCTGTTCGAGCGCGCGGCACCTACGGCCAACACGCGGCCGACGTTCGAAGAGACCGGGCGCGAATGGCATGCCTTGCAGAAGGGGCGATGGTCAAAGGTCCACACGGCCGACGTGCTGGACAATCTGGAAAATGAGGTATTCCCGAAGATCGGTCATCTTCCGATCGAGGAGATAGAGGCACCTGCCGTGTTCGGCCTGCTGCGCCGGATTGCCGATCGCGGTGCGGTCGAAACAGCCCACCGGACGCGGCAGCGGATCAGTGCCATATTCGTCTATGGTATCGCCATGGGCCGGGCCAACCGCGATCCCGCCGCCGGGCTATCGATCGCGCTTCCCAAGAAGCCGAAGGCGAAGCCGCAGCCAGCTATCACCAGCCTGTCAGGGCTGCGCCAGGTGCTGATCGACGCGGAAGGTGAGCGATGCCGCGCGCAGACCAAACTGGCGCTGCGGCTGCTGGCGCTTACCGCCGTGCGGCCCAATGAGTTGCATGGTGCCCGCTGGGCTGAGTTTGAGGATCTAGATGGCGAGGCGCCGTTGTGGCGCATACCGGCCCACCGCATGAAGGGGGATACCGATCGCAAAACGGAGATAGACGGCGATCATTTGGTGCCGCTCGCGCCCCAAGCCGTCGCCGTGCTGAATGCGATGGTGCCACTGACCGGCGAATTGCAGCTGATATTCCCGACCGATCGCCACCTGCACAAGCCGATGAGCGAGAACACCTTGCGCGCGCTATTGATTCGCGCGGGCTATCATCAGCGTCATGTGCCGCACGGCTTCCGTTCCGCGTTTTCGACGATCATGAATGAGCGGGTCGAGCGGCAATGGAAGGCTGCCGGCAATGAAGGCGTGGCGCCCGATCGCGCCATCATCGACCTGATGCTAGCACATGTGCCGACCAACAAGGTCGAGGGCGCCTATAATCGTGCGGCCTATATGGCTCGTCGTCGTGAATTGGCCTGTGAATGGGCTGACATATTGCTGGCCGACATGTGGCCGCCCGCAGTGCATATTGGGCAGCCGATCCGATGGGCAGCGACCGGGCCTGGTCGGCCCGGTCTATAAACATCAAGATGCCTTGTTGATCCAGGCATCCACTTCACTTTCGATCCATCGTGAACATTTCAGGCCTAACTTGCGCGGGGCTGGAAAAGCCTCACGGCTGATAAGCGCGTAAATGTGCGAGCGGGAAAGGGCCGTTCGGGCGACGACATCGCTGATCCGCAGGAAACGTTCTGGTTGAGTATTTGTCATGCTGCCAGCCTCATTTCCTGCAGGGCAGCTTGGCCCCACTGGTCTGCCATGGCAGCCGCAATGCCGGGAAAAAACCGGCTGCGCTCCATGGCCTGTTTCGCGTTTCCAGGCATTCGGTGGACGCGCGACCAGCGCTTGTGCTCGTCGGTTCCGCGCGCTGGCGGCGCCAGCCTGTCAGTATCGATCAGCACTGGCAAATTTTTGAGCCATAAGCAGGTGCGCTTGAACTCGGGGTGGCCGAACTGCCACGGCTGCACCGACTGGCTGAACTCCTGATAATTTTCGATTCTCTGCTTGGCATGTCGATGCATCACCGGGTTTTCGACCGCGATGCGCTCGATCGGCGCGTTCCAGAAGGTTGAGAACAGGGCCGCACCCTCATCAAGTTCGGCCCACATGTCTGTTGCAGTCCGCCCAGGTGGCGGGGTTGAAAGCCACCGGACGCCACTGTTGCAGAGCCGGGTGCACGGGGGATGAGCGACAATCAGCAGATCCCAGCCATCATCGAGATAATCGCGCGCATCGCCGGTGATATGGCGATTACTACGATGTTCGTCCGGCAGAAGGTCGCAGGACCACGCATCATAGCCGCGCGCCAAAAAGGCGTCGCGGACCGTGCCCGAGAATTCGCAAGCTACAAGGACACGTGGCGTCATGGTTGCACCGCCTTTCGGCCAGCGTCAGTGATGGACCAGACTGCATAATGGCCAGGGGCGGTATAGGCATTTGCGATATAGCCGCGCCGCTGGAGGCGGCGCAGCATGTTGCGGGCTTCGGGCAAGCAACGGCGACCGACAACCAAGCCGCAGGTCGATGCGATGACGGCGGTGGTAGCGCGGCCGCCCGTTGCCAGGGACGTCAGCGCTATATGATCGATTAGGGAAAGTTGTTGGCTCAACGCTTTTCTCCCTGCGCGCTGACAATTGCGCGCGCGATGATGAAAGGGATCGCCAGCAAGGCGGCGATAATGAGCAGGGCGCGGAGCAGGCCTTTGGCCATCATTCCATTCCCAGCGCGGCGAGGTAGGTTTCCAGTATCGACTGCATTTCCTGCCGATCGTGGGGCTGCATCTTCCGGAGGCGGATGACCTCGCGCATCATCTTGCTGTCGAAGCCCTGCGCTTTGTATTCGGCGTAGACGTCCTTGATATCGTCCGCGAGTGCCTGCTTTTCTGCCTCCAGGCGCTCGATACGCTCGATGCCCTGGCGCAGGTTTTCAGCAGCTACGTTTGTTTCGGACATGGTCTTCCTTTCAAAAGTTGATGATGGTGAAGAGAGAGCGGGCGGCGAAGCCGATCAGGACGCCGGCAAAGGCGGCGGTGATGGCCCTGCTGATGGAGAGTTCAACCAGATGGGCAGAACGTCGCGAGCGCGGCGCACACCGGATGCAGCGGCAATTCTGAGCATGGATGCGAGGCGAGGCGTCATGCCGCATGGCGCGCTTTCTCCTCGGCCTTATGGGCGTTCCAAGCGGCACCCTGCTCACACCGAGTGCAGATGTCGGGCTGCTCTGCCGACCAAGTGGCGTCGTCGCCATTGTGGTCATACTGGGTGCTATGCTCGTCCCATCCGCAGCCAACGCAAATGTGGGGATGTTGATGGGGCGGCAAGTTGGCCAGCTGGTGGTACACCTCGACCGAGAAGAAGTAGGGCTTGCCCTCGGTGACGTAGAGCCGCTGATACCGTATATTTTCCGCCTCCAAATTGCGGAAATGGCGTTCAACATCATGCTGGTGCTCGGGGCGTATCCAGAAGGGCTTTGCGGCCTGAGCGATAGACAGGCCGGCAGCGCGCCGACGCAGATGAACATAGTGCCAAGGGGGCATGACGTTGCGGGGCGGTTCCTGATCGCCCAGCATCGTCAAGAGAGAGGGAACGCTACGCATGGTGCTTCCTTTCATGATCAGGCGTGTTTCGCGGTGGACCGCGAAGCGTCATGGAAAATCCAGCAGCGGACAGAGCCGGTGCCTTCGTTGCGGGAGTTGATGATCGCGCTCTGCTCCACAAAGCGGCGCTGCTTCGACGTCTTGAGGGCGCGGATCAGTTCGGCATGGCTGGGCAATTCGAGCCGCTTTTCAGCGCATCGAGCCTCCATCTCGTTGAGGCGGACGGCAATCATGCCGTCTTCCCAACGTCGATGGTGGTTGATGTGGCCCGCTAGTGCGGAAGGCGCTTCATTCTCTTCGAGATAGTCGAAGCGGGTCCAGAACAGGGTGACGATGGGGTCTTCGCTGTTGACTGCCAGCTGGCGATCGGCCGCCATCTGGACGATGAACTTCGCCGTTTCGGCCTGCTGGTTGTCGTCCAGCGGCACGATCGCGCGCATGGCATCGAGGAAAGCGAGCAGCTGGCCGTGCGTCTTGGCCAAGCGGTTGGTGCGGATCGCCGGCATGTCCAGCAATTCCTGTTCATATTGGGCGAACGCCTGGCGAAAGCGGGCCATGACGTCGCTTTCACGGCGCGCAGCATGAACGATGAAGCCAGATATCTTCTCGACCGGCCACTGCTCCAGGCGCTCGGCAGACACCTTGCTGTCGGGGGTGAAGTTCGACATGTCGAAGCCGAGCGACATAATGCGCTCCAGTACCGCCCGGCTCGCATTGACCGGCTCGTTCTGCTCAATGACGATCGCGCCTCGAAAAGGCGGTTCGAACGTCTCCATTCCGCCATTTTTGACGCCGCGTGATCGGACGGTGCGGCCATTATAGGCGGTCTTCAACTCCTCCCATTCGAACTTGCGCGCATGGCTTGCCTCTTCGCGGCGATCGCCCTCGATCAGCACGACGGGCAGATTGCCGACCTTGCCCAGGTTGCGCGCCATCGCAGCCGGGGTTGCCTTTGCAGGGTCAAAGCCTTCGTAATTTTCACGGCCCATGAGCTTCCAGAGAAACTCGATCAGGGTCGTTTTGCCTGTACCAGGCAGGCCGTGCATTTCGAGGAAAGGGAAGCTCTTCATTTCGCCGCGGATCTGCTCGGCAAAGAGCGAGGCAAAATAGAAGGTCAGGCACACGACGCCCTTGGCGCCGTAGGCGGTCCACAGATCAGCGAGCCAGCTGGTGTCCAGCTGGTCGGCATCATAGTCGATATCTAGGAGACGCTCGGAGGTGCCAAGTTTCAGCGCCTGCTTGCCGATCTGGAAGAACTCGTTGTCGTTAGGCTTGTAAACCCGCCCGTTGGCGACAGCGATATCTCCGAACACATAGGCTTGCGCATCGCGGCAATAGCCGGTGAAGCCCAGCGGCCGAACGTCGGGAAGGTCAGGCGTCTGGTGCTGCAGTATGCGGGTCAGCTGAAACGCGCTACCGGTCCACACGCCGCCAAAAGCAAACAGACGATCCTCGAAATTTGACGCCTTGCGCAGCTGAGGAGCAGTAAAATCGCCCTTGATCGGGGGGCGCTTGCCGGGGAATGTGATGTTGAGGAAGAATTTCGTCTCGTCCGTGGCGTCATCCCGTTGCCGATAGAGGACGCGGAACGCGCAGTTTGCGATTTCCTCGATCATCAGGGCCTCGCGTGAAGCGGCCAGGCGGATCGCCTGTTCTTCCTCGCGATCAATGTCTTCCAGCTTGCGCGTCTTGGCCTGACGATAGTCTTCGATCTTTTCCTGCACGGTCGCGGCGTCGATCGAGCACCAATAGGTGCGGCTATTATAGGTGAAGTTGAAGCTGTTCCAACGATGCCGGTCCCACAGCAGATAGGCCTTGTCCTGGGCGGATGGCGCCAGCAGTACATCACCATACCAGAGATAATCTTTGCGGTGCGCGTCCGTCAGGCGATCGAGGCCAAGCAGATCGTTCCAGTCGCGCGCCTTGCCGAAATCATCGTCGCCCATGGGCTGCGCGGCGCCGGCATCCCATCCCGCCTTAATGGCCAGCCCGACATGCTCGCGGCAGGCTTTCGTACCGGCGCCGCCGGCATCATAGGCGAAGATCAGCTTCGGACGCTTGAACGGTGTCTCAGTCGCGGCGCAGGCCGTGGCGACCTGTTTCAGGAACTCTTCGGGATAATTATTGCAGGACATGGTAGACGCGGCGCGCTGCCCCGCCTGCTCCAATGCCCAGGCGTTGAAGATGCCTTCGGCAAACCAGATGCTATCTGCTCTGGCCATGTCCTCGATCGTGACGTCGGGACGCTGCCATGCCTGCCCTTTGTAGGGCTTGCCATACGCGAAATTGGCTTTCTTCTCGAAGCGGCCAGGCTGATCGATCAGCCGTTCCCACCAACTGCCGCCAGGCAGCGGAAAGCGAACTGTGGCCGATCCGATGTTGCGCTTATGATCCTGAAACCATTCCTGCGAATAGGCGCCGCGCATGCCCATAAGGTTGAGTTTGCGAGCATCCATCAAATAGGCGTCGGCGGCGGCCGTGGGATTTTCACGGGTCTGTTTGAACCGGTTGGACCAGGTATCGAACAGATCGGGATAGCGATCCCGCACCGTTTCTTCGTAACCGCAGCGTTCCTGGCGGTTGCACTTGAGCACCCAGGGGCTTTCGGCGTTGGTGTAGACCTGCTTTTCGCCGCAGTCGGGGCATTTGCCGCCGCGCAGCCATTCGCCGCGATCCGTCTTCCACTGGAAATCGGATTTCAGCTTAGGGAGCAGTTCCTTGCGGATATCGTCACGCATCGACATGTGAGGACTGGCGCTTTCTCAAGGCAATAAGGGGCCGTTCCCGGCGGCGGGGTCCGCCGGGCTAGGTTCTGTCATCGGGGAGGGATCGGCTGTTGCGCCGATCCGCTAGGTCAGGCTGATCACCGCATCGGCAGGCTCGCTGGGCGGGCCATTGTCATTATCGGCGCGATCATTCGCCGCCGCATGCCATGTGGTCATTGGCAGAACGGCGATGGGGGTCGGGAAGCGGCTTGCCTTCGTGCTGCGCACCGCCACCATCTCGACCACGAATTCGTGGCCACAGGCGTCAGGATTGCGGCAGCGATAATAAAGTTCGCGATACAGCGTGCTATGCTTGCCCACGGCCCGCGAATGGGCGCGGCCCCCGCAGGCCGGACAAGTCATATGTGGTAGGCCCGACATTCAATTACCCCCGGTTGGTCCCTGCGCGACACCATTGCCGGGCAGAAAGGATTTGAGACGGGACAGCAGGCGATTGACGGCACCGCTCGCTTCCTCAGTCTCCTTGATGGCGTGATGGATCTCGGTCGGGGATGCGCCATGCTGCATCACATGAATGCTGCTGCTGATCGCGTCCGCCGTCTCCAGCGATGCCTGGGCGATGTCGTCGGCCAGCGCCGCCCGACATGCCAATGTGTTCGAGAGCGCGACGTCCAGTTGCCGCGCATAGCTTTCAAGGATCGGAGCGAAGCCGCCGCCCGCTTCGATGAAGGCTCGGTCCAGAGCCATAGCTTGATCGAGCGTGGGCATGCTGGCCTTGTCGCTCTCGCTCCAGTAGCGAACTGCGCGCTTGGAACGTCGCGTGATCTTGGCGGCATGGTCCCAGCCTATGAGGCCCACCGCCGTGGTGACGGCGAGCGAAAAGGTCAGAGGGGCGCGGATCTTCGTCATGCCAAGTCCGCCTTGCGGATTTCAGCCATAGAGCGATCGACCGTATCGCAATAGGCATCGAGCAGCGTGTGCGCCTGATCGCGAACGAGGTTCATTGCCGACATGTTACGCATCTGCGCATAGGCCGAGAATTCCTCCAGTTTGGCCGAAAGCAGCTGCTTCTGGGCCGCCGCTGTGTGGGTCAGGTCAGCGATCAACTGCATGTCCAGCTTCATGCTCCCGGCCTCCCCATGGCGCACATTGTGAAGATGGTGGCGCTGCTCATGATCAAGAACGCGCCAAGGCTGTACCAGCGCGGCAATTGGGGCATCAGGGCAGGCTCATCACGGACGGTCAGTTCTTCCCGGATGGTGAAGGCATGCCGCGACGCAAAGCGACCGCGCAGGGAATAGGTTGGAGCGCCAGTTTCAGATCCCGCGATGCGGGTTTTAGGCTGGGGCGGGCGCTCCAGTGCGCCGGTTTCGGGGACGCCCATTATGCGACGTCCTTTCGTTGCATTTTCGGCTGCTGATCGCAGGCGACACCTTTTTCTATTCCCGATAGAATAGGCCCACACTCCTCGCCGGGCTCATAGGCCTTTGCGTTCTGTGGCGGCGGGTAGAGATCGGGGCGAAGAAGATGACGAGATACTTTAGTAGCGGCCTCGACAGCCAGAACGTGACCGGCTGGAAGCCGTTTACCGGATTGCAGCCACTTCGAAACTGCGGGCTGTCCTACACCGCAGATCATCGCAAACCTCGTCTGTGACTTGGCTCGTTCTAAGGCCAGTTGCAGCGCTTCGAATGGGGTAAGTGCGTTTGCCATAAGCCATTCTATTCCGAATGGAATAAATCAGTCAATAGCAAATAGAAGGTTTTCAAATATTCCACATGGAATATGTTGGCATTATGCGCACTGGTGAACGTATTGCAGCGAGAAGGGCTGAATTAGGCTTCTCGCAATCTGAGCTCGCTCGCCATGCAGGCATCTCGCAAGCCACCATCGGCAAGCTAGAGTCGGGGATCAGTTCCGGTTCGTCGCAAATGCACAAGATTGCTCGAGCGCTACAAACGACACCTGACTTTTTGACGGGCGAAACGGACGATCCGTCTCTTGGCGCGATCCCATTGCCGACGCCGCAGATGATTGCGGAGCAGCTGGGCATGACGCTCATTCCCGAGGTAGATCTCCACTTCGCGCTTGGCGGAGGTAGCTATGTTGATGGCCCTGTTTCCTCCACGCTCGTGCCATATCGAACGGATTGGCTTGAGCGCATAACTAAGGGTGCTCAAGCCGATGTCATTCTCACACGTGGCGACGGCGATTCCATGATGCCGACAATCCTGGATGACGACGACGTGATCGTAAATCGCTCGGACCGCGTTATTACGAAGCAAGATCGCATATGGGCGCTAGGTTATGGCGACCTAGTAGCAATCAAGCGCGTTCGCCGCCTTGCTAGCGGCGTATTCCAGTTGCTCAGTGACAATCCGAACGTTTCGCCGATCGAGGCGTACGAGGATGAGCTTCGTGTGATTGGGCGCGTCATTTGGATCGGTCGGAGAATGTGACGGTGACTTTGCCGGCTATGTCAGTTGCTGTCGTTGGCGCCGCGCACAAAAATCCAGATGGATCTAATCGCCGGGTTGAGATTGATGCGTGTATGCCAGGCGAGATGATCGACCTTATCCCCGAGCCTGAAAATGAATTCGATCCTCAAGCTATTGCGGTTTATTCCTGCCGCGAGGTTCAGATCGGATATGTGAAGGCAGATCGAGCGGCAAGGATCGGCGCCCTTCTCGGTACCACAGAAGTTCGGGCAGTTTTTCAGCGGGCAGCGCAATTCGGGGCGTGGATCCGTGTCGCATTTGACGGCGATGCCCCTGTGCTTACCGATGCGATGCTCGACGATCGTGATGAAGGCGCGAAGGGCCACCAATCGCTCGCGTCCGATTTCTATCCCGATGAAATATGGCCGGACGATTGAATGCTTGGCAGTGTGGACCGACGGTCTGCAAACGACCAAAGATAGTCGTTCATTCGGCATTTTCGCTTCCCCGATAGCCGCCCGACCGGTTTCATGCGATGGCCCTATCCTGTTGTGACGCAGCGGGGACGACTTGATGAAGATAGCGCTCTTATCGATTTGCTCGATTGTTGCGATCTGGACTGCTGCGAGCGCTATGAGCGAAACAACTCGGAAGAGCGTTGCAGGCCATCAATTTGATGTGCCCAAAGGCTATGTCTTCGATGCGAGCATATCTTGGCTCCCAGTTCCAGCGCACGACAGTTTTGTGTTTCTATTGGAACCCAGCCCTGACCCTAAGCAAATACCTAAGCACCGCATCTTGGTGGAGCCGTTAGCCGGGCGCTGTCCGGGGGGAGTGTCCCATTTAATGGATGTGGTATGTGGAAAGGCAACGGAGTTGGTTGGCTCCAATCCGAAATTCGAGCGACATCAGAACGCTCTAGGTTCTTGGTCCTCGGACTTGTTTGTCGTGTATCGTGACGATCGAACCCATCAGCCTGTCCGACAGCAGGTTGCAGTTTGTCAGCTTTTCGAACCGAATCCGGTGAAGCCGAAGTCGTCAAACCTATGCACCACCATTTGGGCATACAAAGGTATGTTACTTAGTTTCAGCTTCGATGAAACCGAAGCTGATCGGATGCCCGAAATGAAGATAAAAGCCATGGCTTTGCTGGACCGTTGGCAAGCTCCGTAATCGGAGCGGGACTGTCGATGTGGTAGCTTCGGCTTTGTATGTTTTGGCTCCCAAAAGCCGACAGTCGCCTACCCACCCCTCGATCGCCGTCCGACGGGTGGATCGGCACAAGACGGTCTTGATAGCGATCGGTCCGCTCGTGGACGGGAAATCAGCCCGGCACGAAGCTATCCCTTGCGGTCATACCTTCAGTGAACCTATCGAGGACTTATCCCGAGGAGACGAGAATGGCTGGTTTACCTAAAATGATGCGCCTGTTGCTCCTGCTTTCATATGTTGGCCTGCTAACAAGTCTTGGACTTCAGCGCCTTGAAGGCGAATTTACAGGTAACTGGTCGCTCGTTCTGCTGAGCTTTACGGTTTTCAGCCTGGCACTCGGGTGGGAGTATATTGCTCGATTTGCGAGCAAATAGGGGACAGTCGGATCTCCACCCATGCCGAACATCCGACGGATGAAGAATTATCACAGTAGCCGGTGGGGTTAGAGATATCTGCCGACCAAGTGCGATTGTGTATTAAAATACTCAATCGGTTGACAGGGGCCGTGTAATTTAATACACAATCCTTATGAAGACGATCCGCCGCACCGACATTTTCGCTGACTGGCTGAAAAACCTGCGCGACCGTGCCGGTGCTGCCCGCATCGTAGCTCGCATCAATCGATTGGCGATGGGCAATCCCGGCCAGATGCGGAACCTGAAGGGCGGTGTGAGCGAAATGAAGATCGACTTCGGCCCCGGATATCGCGTCTATTTTACCGAGCGAAACGGGGAATTGATTGTGCTGTTGTGCGGCGGCGACAAGAAGTCGCAGGACAAGGATATTGGGCGCGCTGTGGCGATGGTCGGCGAACTGGAGGAGTGAGCCGCCTCGTTATGGTGCGTGGAATGGAGGAATGGAAATGGCTATCAAAACGGAGCCGTGGGACGCGGCCGAGTTCCTTGGGTCGGAAGAGGATATCCGGCATTATCTTGAAGCGGCATTCGAGGATGGCGATCCTGTCGTGATCCGTTCGGCCTTTGCCGATGTGGCGCGTGCGCGCGGTATGACGGCGCTTGCCAAGGATGCCGGTGTCTCGCGGGAGACGCTGTACAAAGCCTTTGCCGAGAACGGCAACCCAACGCTCGACACGCTGATGAAGGTGACGAAGGCGCTGGGCGTCAGGTTGTCGATCGCAGCCTGATCAGGGCGCGGTTTCCATTTTCACATCGGTCGTGAACCCGCCCGCCTTGTCGAGCCGGTGCGTCACTTCCGATATGAGCCATGTGGCTGCGTCGATCTCATCCTTGTAACCGCTGACCTTTACGCGAGCTTCGGGGATGGCATCTGCGCGGCCAAGCGCCAGCTTCATGTCCAGCGTCGCCGGCGCACGCCTGATCCGGTCACGTTCGGCGACAGCGGCCCGCTTGGCCGATGCTTCATCCGAGTAGACCTTGCGCAGTTTCTTGGCTCCGTCGGCCTTACCCACGGTGAAGCTTTTTCGCTTCGCGCCCTTTTTATCGTGCCAACTGGCTGTAACGCCCTCTTGCCCGTCGCGCTTCTGCCGTTGCCAGTTATGACGATCGCCATCGGTGCGACGGATGGCGAGGGTCGGCAGCGCGTTGCCGCTGGTCGCAGTGCCCGCACCCTTACGCGCGAAGATCAGATGCTTATCCTTGATGGTCGCCACGGCATCATTCTCGCGCCCCAGACGGCGCAGGAAGGCGATATCGCTTTCCCGGCTCTGGCTGATCGAGGGCAGCGCGATCGAGGACAGATCGGACGCGATTTTCAGCGTCAGGCCGTTCCGGCCCGCGACGTCTTTCAGCACTGCGCCCAGCGTCATATTCTTCCAGCTTTGTTCCCGGCGGTTGCGGATCTGGCTGGTGAAGTCGGCAGCGCGCGCCTTGATCGTGATCTGATCGGGCGGGCCGCTATGGGATACGTCATCGACCTTGAAGCTGCCCTTGTCGATCAGACCGGCTGTGACGTCGCGCCCCTGTTTCCAGCCCAGCTGCACTTGCAGAACCGCGCCTTCCTTCGGGATCCCCAGCATGCCGTCCGCATCATTGAGGACGATATCCAACTGATCGGCTTCGTCCCCCCGCTTTTCCGACAGGGACAGCGAGATCAGGCGCGGGCGCAGCCGGTCCGACAGATCCTTGCCGTCCATCGTCACGCGCCAGTCGGCGATATTGCTGATCTTCTCGCTCATGCTTGCGCCTGGGCATTATTACGCGCCGCCGGATCGTCCACGCGCAACAGATCTATGCCAAAGTCGATACGCCGGGCGCGGCCATCGGCCATGAGGAAAGCATGGCGCTCATCGATCACGGTGATGACGAAATTGCCGTAGACGATGCCGGTGCCATCGACCAGCGGCAGCGCCTCGCCATCGTCGGCCATGGACCGCAGATCATCGAGCGAGACGCGGCCATCAGCGATTTCGGCATAGACCGCGCCGGAAAGGCTGATCGTTTCTTCGCCGGGGCCGGTAAATTGCGTGGCGTCGCGCGCGCCGACACGCGGGGACCGGGCGTGTTGCCAGTCAGTCCTGCGCTGCATTTCCTCATAAGGCAGCGTCCCGATCTCGAACAGGAACATGCCAAGGGCCATCAGGTGCATCGCCATCAATCCCCGTTGTCGCCAAAGCCGCGCCCGCGCCGGTCGCGCTCGATCTTCTCGATCGCGCGCGCGACCGCATCTTCAATGTCCTGCGGGTCGCCGGTGACGCCGTGAAAGTGCAGATTGTACGTCGCAGGCGCGACCGGCGGTGCGTTGCCCACCCCGGCGCCGGGTTGAGCGGAAGGAGATTGCGCGGCCACAGGTGCCGCTGCGATTGCGGCACTGGTTGCACCGACCGCAAGAGCGCGCGTCATCTGGCCCGACAGATCGGCGATGCGGGTAAGAGGGTTAGACGCATTATCCGCAAGGCCCTGATCGAGACCGGCCATGACATGACCGCCGATCGCGGCGAAGACACGGGATGGTGAGTGGATGCCCAGCAACTTGCGCAATCCTGCCGGCAGCATCGTTCCAATTTTCGTGATCATCGCCGTGAGATTAGGAAAGGCCGCTTGAATGCCCGCTATCAGACCATCGATCAGGTAGCGCCCGATATCCGACATTTTGATCGAACGCAGATAGTTGATGGCAGCATCGATCCGCTGGCCGACGCGCGTCCACAGATCGTCCCACCACGCCGTTATCCCACTCCAGTTGCTATAGAGCAGATATGCGCCACCAGCGAGCAAGCCGATGCCGAGCATCACGCCTGCGGTGATGCCGATCAGCGGCAGCATGCCGATGCCCAGCAAGGTCGCCGCCGCCGACAGCGCCGCGAACGGCGCGACAAGCCCAGCGAGCACGATCGCGCCGCCGCCTACCACGATGAACAGGGAGGCCAGCACCCCGGCAGCGACGGCAGCGGCCCGGGTGAGGTTGGGATGCCGTTCCGCCACAGCGGCGATGCGCTCACCCCATTGCGAGAAGCGATCGGAGATAACGCCCACGGTAGGGCGCAACTGGTCGCCCAGCGTGGTGGAAAGATTCTTCGTCTGGATCTGAAGGCGCTTCACCTTTTCCGCGTCATCATTCATGCGGTCGGCAAAGTCGGTGTTGACCGTACCATTCGCCGCCAGCGCCTCGCTGCGGATCGACTGATATTCAGAGAAGGCCGACATGAGCGGGCGCAGCGCCTGTTGCACCTGCATATCGCCGAACAGGCTGGACAGCTTTGCCTGATCGCCGCCGGTCGCCTGCTGGGTCAGCCGCACGATTTCCTCGATCGGGCTGCGCCCTTCCTTAGCCGCCTTCTTCATCGCGGCAGGAACGTCGATGCCGAACTTGGCAAAATTCTTGGTGGTGTCGCCCGCGTTGATCTTCGACAGAAGGTTCTGGAGATTGGTCGCCGCGCCCGCAGCATCGCCTGCGCCCTTGCGCGTGATCTGGAGCGCGGCGGCCAAATCCGCGACAGCGGGAATGCCTCTGGACCCAAGGCTCTGCATATTGGCCGTGAGTTCCGGGAAATATTGAGCCATATCCTTGACTTCGAACGCGCCGCTTTTGCCCGCCTGCGCCATGACGTCGAGCGCCTTGGCCGTCTGCTCGATCGGCACCTTGAGATTGTCGTGCGCCGAAAAAGTTGCCTTCCCCAGATCATCGATCTCAGCCTTGTAGGCGGTAGCGGCGCGCCCGATCGGCGTCATCATATCGACCGCTTGGCGCGCACCCAGGCCAAAGCCCGTCAGTGTATCGACGCCCTTTTGCAGATCCGCCGGGAACTGATTGACCGCCAGCGCCGCCTTGCGCAGATCAAGGCCCATCAGGCGGCCCGCCTCGCGGCTCTGGTTCACCTTCTGATTGATGTCGGTCATCACCGACTGAAATTCCATCGAGCCTTCGACGGCCACGGTCAGCGGTGCGGCGATAGCCATGCCGGTGCCGATCGAGGCCATGCCGCCCGCAGCGAGGCCGGTCGCGGTGCCCTGCAATCGCGAAAATCTATTCTGCGCGTCCGCAAAGCGCCGCGCGCGATCTGTCACCTGCTGGAGCCGCCGCTCCTGTTCGCGCAGTTGCTCGGTCGTGGCCCCGACTTCGGTGCACAGCCGCCGTTCCCCGGCGACAAGATCACGCGTCGAGACGCCCGCCGCCGAAAGACGGCCCCGCAATTCCTGCAACCGGGCGGACTGCTGCTGATGCTGGGTCGACAGATTGGCCGATTCACGGCGCGCCCGTTCAAACTCCGCCCGCAGCTTCTTCGTCGGATTTTCCGTTTGCGCCAGTTCCCTGCCCAAGCGCGCGGTCCGCGCCTGCGCCTGCGCCATTTTCCGCTCCGTTTCCGCCAATCCGGTTTTGAGCTGGCGGAAGTCCCCGATCGAGGCCTGCGCCGCTTCCAGATCCTTGAGGCGGTCGCGGGTCGCCTTCAATGTCTGGGCAAGCCGCCCGCTACCGGCAGCGGCTTCGCGCATCGGGCGGGTGAGCCTGTCCGCGCCCTCCATCAGCACGCGAATTCGAAGATTTCTGTCGGCCATCAGCGCTTTCCGCGTTTTCCGCTGTTTTCGGGGGGACGGGAGCGCTTCTCAGCCATGGCGCGCCAGACCATCAGTTCTGAAAGGGACATGCTGTCCATGGCGGGCGGCGGCCAATGAAATATGACCGCCAGATCCGCCATGACTTCCTCTACCCGTTCGGGGAGAGCGCCGCCTTGGCGGCCTTCGGCAGCAAAAAATCCATGATCTCACTGCCCAGCTGGATCAGATCGGACGGATCGAGCGATGCGACCTCCTGCTTGGTGAGCGGCGGAATCGTGACGCGGGTCAGCAAGGTTTCCAGCGCGACATATTCCAGATTGAGCAGGGCAGAGAGCGACAGGCCGCGCAGTTCGCCGCCATGGGGCTTGCGAACCTGTAGCGAGGCGATGGTCTGTTCGCCACGCATTACCGGGGTATCAAGCGTGACGGTGCGAAGATCGATAGTGGTTGCGTGGGTCATAAGGGATCCAGAACATCAGAGGGATAGGCGGCCCGGCGACATGCGCCGGGCCGGTTGGGATCAGAACATGCCGACAGAGGCGCGCAGCTGGGCGCTGCGGTCCACGCCGCCGACGATCTCGACCATGTTCATGGGGTCGATCTCGATTTCCGTGCGCCCGTTCCAGACCAGCTTGTAATAGGCGACAGCCATGGTGATGCTGAATTCGCCAGCCTCGCCCACTTCCTGATCGCCCATTTCGATCTCGGAATAGCGACCGCGCACGATGACCTCGATCGTATCGACGTCGGCGGTATCGTCCTGCTGATAGGAGCCGGCGAAGCGCAGATAGACGCCATCGACGGTCCGCGTGCCCCACTGGCGCAGGACATCGCGCACCGGGCCGCCGAACGTGGCGGACAGTTCCATGGCCTCCATGCCCATATCGATCTGGACCGGACCGCCCATGCCGCCGCCGCGATATTCCTCCAGCTTGCGGGTCAGGGTGGGCAAGGTGACCGTCTTGGCCTCGCCGCCATAGGCGAAGCCCTCATTGTAGAAATTCATATTCTTGAGAACGCGGGGCAGTCCCATGGCTGGCTCCTGTGTAATTGAGGGATGAAAGGGGCGTCGCGTCAGACGACTTCGGTCAGCTGCTTGGCGAAATCAGCGAAATAGCTGTCGGTGATGCGCTGGTTGAAACCCAGATCCTCCAGCGGCGGCGGGACCGTGTAATCATAATCGATGCGCAGCTTGCCCGCCTTGAGGTTGGCGACGCTGTTGGCACTCTCATCGAACCAGGCATTGGCCCCCAGGATGACGCCCGCGCCCTTCAACTGGCGGAAGAAGCCGTTGATGGTTTCGATGATGTCCTTGGCGAGCGCCGGGGTCAGGGGCTTGTCGACCGCCCACATCATGCCGCCCACAATCGTGTCGGCCAGCAGCTGTGCGACGCGCACGGTGCTTTCGAACACGAACTGGCTGTCGGGCGCGGCGGTGGTGCGGTTGCCCCAGAAGCGATAGCCGCTGTCGGTACGGATCAGCGCGGTCACTTCCTTGGCATTAAGCAGACCCGCTTCGCTGCCCTGATCTTCGATATCCCAATGGATATCCTTGGTCAGGCCCACGACGCCTTCCACCGCCACGTTCGAGAGCGTCTTGTGCGGCCCGGTCTGGGTGTCGATCAGCGCGCGCAGGCCCATGGCGCGGGCAGCGGCATAGCTGGTGACATTGGCGTCGCTGGCCGTGTCCCAGGCGAGAAAATCGGGCATCAGCAGCATGAGTTCGCGGACGTTGAAATTGGCGCGATAGGCGATGGCTTCGGCCACCGTCTCGCCGATCGCACGCGCATAGCCAAAGCCGCGCAACTTCTGCGCCACGACGCCCAGCGCCGTTGTTACCGCCTGCGTTTCGAGGCCGGGCGTGCCCAGGATTTTGGGCTTGACGCCCAGTTGCGCCTGCGCCGCCAGCAGCGCCTGCATGCCGGTCTTCTGCCCATTGGCGTCGGTGGTGCCGATGACGTTGCTGGCGGTATCCGCCGCATCATCCCCTTCCGCAACGCGCACCACGACGACGATGGGGCGGCTATGATCGGCGATGGCGCGCAGGCACTTCGCCAGCGTGCCGTCCGTGCCCGCGTTGCCGATCGCGGATTCCACGTCGGTGATGAGCGCAGGGCGATCGAGCGGGAAGACACTGGCGTCGGCATCGGCAGCGATGGCCACCAGGCCGATGATCGAGGTGGAAACGGCGGTCAGCGTGCGCGCGCCATCGGTGATTTCGGTCAGGGTGATACCATGTTTGAAGGCCATGACGGTTCCTTGGACTAGAGGGAGAGAGGCAGGACGAGGCGGGTGCGGGCATTGACGGGGGCCACATCGGTCCGGTCGCCGATGATGGTCATGATCGCGGCACCGGGCCTATCGCCTGCAGTGATGGCGACGCGGCGCAGATGGATGCGATCTTCATGGCGAGACAGGGCGACCGCCGCCGCCGCATAGATCCGGAGGATGTTGGCCGCCGTCATGGGCTGGTCGATCAGATCGGGGATCAGCGAACCATAGTCCCGGCGGCCCACCCTCGTGCCGATCGGGGTGGACAGGATATCCATGACCGACTGGCGAATATGATCGAGGCCGGTCAGGACAGCCCCTTTCAGGCGGGACATGCCGGCCATCAGACCGGCGCTCCGGTCTGCGCCGTGCCCGCCTGCACATTGCCATGCCTGTGGCCCTTGAGGCTCTTGCCAGCGCCGATCACATCTTCGCTGGCCGTGGCGGTGCCGGTGACCGACACATCGTCATTGACGGTGAGCAGGCCGTTGATCGTGACGGGGCCGTTGATGGTCGCGCCGCCGGGGGCGTCTATGGTCGCCGTGCCACCTGCGGGGAGCGTGACGGAAAGCGCATGGGCCGCATGATCATAGGCGATGGTCGCGCCATCAGGCATGTCGATCTGAACGACATCAGCGCTGTTGGAGGGCGGCGGGTTGGCGTCGGAATAGAGGCCCAGAATGACAAGGCCATTTGCCAGATCGCCTTCCGGGGCCAGCACGACGCATTGTTCGCCAACGGTCGGCGGCGACCAGCAGCGCATCCCGCCCGCACGCTGCGCCACCCATGGCAATTCGCCGGTGTCGAGGTCGCCCAGCGTGACGGTGCAGGTCGCATTAGCATGATCGACCGTCGCAACCACGCCATATTGGATCGCGTCGCCGATCTGCTGCTGAGGATCTTGGGTATAGGCCATGGGCGGACCATGGCGCGGGCGTCCGATCCTTTCGCGCCCCTGTATTTGGACAGACAGCTATCCAAATACTGGGCGTTGGCGGCCGGGCGCGAGAGAATGGCGGGAGCCGCCCTCTAAGCCGCCGTCCGCTTACTTGGCAGAATTTGCCGAGTTGTCACGAGCAGTAATCGCGCGCGCACATCCCGACACAAAGCGACAGGTTATGCGTCGCTGTAGCCATGCATAGTGAGTTCCCTGTGGGAATCTGGTTGCAGTATGTAACCGCAATATTGAACTGTTGATCACAACCGGCGGTGCACCCCTGGAAGCCCGGCTGATCGCTACATTCGCTTTGCGTCTTTTTTGAGAGAAGCTTTATCAGCTGATCCTCTTTTCCCGGGGGGATAAGCAGCTGCGCATTCTTTGGAGAAGGCTCATGGGCTTGGAGATGAACTGCGCCAAAACCCAAGAAGGATCCAACCATCATGGGAATTACAAGGCTGTAAGCAATCCTTCGCATAAACCACCCCTTTTCAATGACTGACGCGCCCTCTATATTTAACGATCTTCTTCGATTCGCTGATACTCCACTACGGAAGGGTCAGAGTCAATTGAATGAAGGTAAGCGGTTCTTTCTGCCGTGTTCTTCTTAAGTCGACTAAGGTTTCTTGTCTGCTTCTCAGTCAGTCTAATGCGTACATACCCTCGGTCCATCAGGCATTGGTCGAGAGATTTTTGCAGCTGATTTCTTACATCGTAAGACGATAGCGCTATAAATTTTCCGCCAAAATTTGCTGTACGTCGAGCAATATCAGCCTCTGTATTTGTCTTGGATATTTCCTGAACAATCATGAGTCGGCTAGTATCCGGATCGACTTCCATCTGCATAAGATTTGACATCATCTGCGCGGAACTAAGCGCATCCAATATTTTCAATGTTTCCGGCTCAATGTAGACCGGGGTGTCTTTTGAAGTGTCGGCACATTCACGCGAATCTGCGGCAAATTCCTCCAACGACACGCCGGATTTGGCCCAGGATAAATTAGCTTCAGGTTTGGCAGAAGCGCCGTGGCTCCATGCCACCAGCCCAAGGGCAGCGATTAGGCGCAAATACTGCGACATAATGGCCTCCAAATGCAGGCTCCCTACTCCCGGGAGACTCTTTTTTCCTAAGGAGATGATATCAGAGCGCGTCGAGTTTGTCACTTTTGGCCTACACTGACCGAACCGACTGCCATGCCGCCTCTATACCTCGATCAGCCCCAATTGGCCCCCGATATCGATCGTGCCACTCGCAATGACCTTTTGCGGCGCGCTGCCCCGGAATTTGAGATCGCCATGGGGCACCGATAGCGTGCCCCCACGCACCCAAAGGTGACAGCAAGGGCGGGTTGCATCCACCGGCGCGCCGCCTTCATCAACCGGGTCGATGGATGCGCAATTATAGAGGGTCAGCCGGTTCTTGCTGCCGACGCTGCCCTGCACGCCGAAGCTGCGCCGCGCGCCCTCGACTATGATGTTATAGCCAATCGCTTCGGTCGCCACCCCCAGATCGCCCGGCAGTGGCGCGCCAACGGGCTGCTCGATCGCGGCGAAGCCCTCGCCGGTGGTCAAATCCCACTGGCCCGATTTGCGGATCAGGCCGTCACGATGGACGGTTCGCCCGCCATAGGATGTCGCCACGCCGCGATCCCCGGCATATTCATAGAGGAAATTCTCCGCTTCGCCGCCACACCCTTCATGGACAGATTCAGCGTCATCGAGCGAATGGGCGCACCATATGCCGCTCATCTTGTGCCGCACCTGACGATCGTCGGTCGCATAGCGATGCGCGCCGATATTATCGATGCCGCTGCCCACGGCGATACAATCGCGCAGTTCGGCATAGCGTGTGTCGGACCACTGGATATTTTCCTGCCGCGCGCCGCACAGATACAGGTCGGTCAGCAGCACCGAGCGGAAACCACGCGCCTGCACATTGCGGGTGAAGTAGAGGATTTGCAGCCCGGCCAGTTCAAATTCCTGACGGTCATTCCCGGCGTTGAACAGATTATATTGGGCCGGGATATAGATATTGGCCAAGGCCCCGTCGCCACCTTCCGAGCAGGTGAAATAGAGGGTCGGCACGCCAGCGGGGCTGGTCGGCAGTTCCCCATTTTCGTCGGCATAAAAGGCCGGATAGGTCAGGCCGTCAATCTGAGCGAGGCCGGTCGTTTTCGTGTTGATCGCGGTCTGCCCCATGATGCGGGTGTGATCGAGACGATAGGAACGGCCCCGGTGCAGCGGGTGACGCTCCGCATCGGAAATAGCGGTGCGAAGATCAGGCACGCCATCCTGCCAGAGGATGTTGACGCCGTTGAGATGGCCGACGATCGACGGATAGGGCGGGCCAAGGATCACCTGCGAATGCAGCAGGGCGTGGGACACCTGATAGACTTTCGAGAAGCCCGCTGTTTTCGTGATCGCGCCCAGTTCGTCCAGGCGGACGCCGCCCAGCACCCGCGCGCGGACGCCCGGCGCAACGCTGATTTTGACGCTGGCCTTGCTGGCAGCGGCGATGGCCGCAGGCACGCGATAGTCCCCGCTTTCGGTGATGACGATGGTCCCGGATTCGCCGATGGCCTTGAGCGCGCCGATCATGGATTTGAGCGGGGCGGATAGGGCCCCGCTATTCTTGTCATGCCCGCTTGTGCCCGCAAGATAGAGGGTCGGGTCTTTGCGCGGCATGCGGAAGGTCGGGATACCGCCCCGGCCCACAAATGGCAGGGTGAAATAGAGCGAGCGGGCATTGGTGCCGCCGGTGTTGCGGATGATCAGCCGGAAATCCAGCACCGCCGCATTGGCCAGCTTCGCGACATTGGACAGGGCATTGACCGGCGTCACCAGCAGGCCCGCCTTGTCCCCCAACTGGCCGGTGGTGGTGCCGCCCGCGATCGAGGCGCGCGTGGCGGTCAACTGGATGAGGTCAAAGGTGCAACTGCTGGCGCCCCCGGTGCCCGCATCCGGCGAAGGCGTCAGGAAAAGCGGCTGCACCGACGCGCTGATGACTTCACCGGCATCGAGATTGGCGAGGTCGGAGAAGGAGAAGACGGTGTCCATGATGCTGTTGGCCGGGCAATCCAGACGCCAGCACGGAATATTGTTGTAGATATCGGGCACCGGCAGCTTGTGCGATCCGCTTTCGGCAAGATTGCCGCTGGTATCGGCGAAATTGACCTGCGCGGCGGTGAACCAGTTGGGTTGCTGGTCGCCCAGCGCCATCGACAGGAGGATATCGCGCGCCGGGGTGATGCCGATCGAGCCAAGATAATCCTTCACCCCGGCCCGATAGGTCTTGTCGGCCTGTTCGATGATCATTTGTTCGGTGGCATCAGCGGTGCCGAGCTCCGGAAGGTCTTTGATCTTGGGCATCGGTTACTCCACCGGCCAGAGGGGATGATTGGCCAGATCGATGGCCTTGAGGTCTTTCGCGGTCGCCGCGGTGATTTGCGCTTCGATGGCATTGGAGGCGGCGCGGATCGCATCGATCAGGGCGAAGCGCGCGGACGCGGCCTGCCCTTCCGCGTCAGTCGCCGTCCCCGCGTCACTGGCGCGGATATCGTTCATCTGCCGCCAGAGCGGGGCGACCGCCTCGATACGACGCGCGGCTTCCCGCTTGGTGCGGGCGATGAAGGTCGCCCGCCGCATGGCAAGCGTTTGGGTGTCCCGGCGAATGCAGGGCATGCCGTCCGCGTCCGCTTCGATCCTGCCGCCGTCCCCCTGCGCCGCGAGAAGATTGGCATGGAGGTCAGGCGAGATGGCAACCGCGTCGTCAGGCAGTGCCGCACACAGGCTGTCGTCGAAAAAGCCATGCGCCAAGGCTGAGTAGAATATCCCCATGGTCAGTTCCCCAAGGCGAAGAAGATGCGGGTCGCGCTGCTGTCGTCGGCGCTGAACACGGAAAAGCCGGTCTGGCTGATCGATGAGGCCACCAGCACCGGCGGGTTATCCTGACTGTCCGCCCCTCCACTGACGCCGCCATCGGACACGACAGCGAAACAGGCATTGGGGAAGCTGATTGGGAAGACGGCGGATGAGGTAGCATTGGCGAAGGCGGTGAACCGGCCCCATTGCAATATGAGGCCGCCAAGCCCCGGCAAGGTGACATAGCCATTCTGGCCAAGGCTGCGCGCAAGGCCGGACAGGGACGCGGGCGTGACGGCCCGATCCGTCGCCGTGCCCGCACCGACATCGGCAGCGCTGGCGGCCAGCACCGACAGGACACGGCTTGCGCTCAGATCGCCGCCGCCGGTCGCCAGACCGCTGCCGGTGATCGTCCGCGCGACCAGCGCGGCGATGATCGCGTCAAAGCCATTGGCGAGCGCGGTCAGATCGGCGTCGGTTTCGTCCGAAATGATGACATGGAGCGCATCGAGCAGGCGGCGCAGCTTTTTGGGCGAGATGATGCGGGCATCATCCGTGCCCGCGTCCGCTTCATCATCCGTGGCGATTTCCGCCACGCCCTTGATAGTCTCACTGGCGGGCGGCAAAAGGAAGCTGGTATCGCCAAAGGTGATTCCACCGGCGACGGCATTTTCGAAGCTGATATCAAGCGCCAGCAGGAAGAAGGAAATCGAGACCTTGCGGAAGATCGGGGTTTCCTGACTGTAGATCGCGAACAGCGTGCCATCGGCAAGGTAGAGGCCAAGGCCGCGCAGTTCATAGATATCCTGACTGACATCCTGCGCGGTCATGTGGATGATGGTTTCGCTGGTGGACTCGCCCGAGATGGACGCGATGCGCTTGAGTTCGCCGGGCACGGTGGTGATGGTCGGGGCCATCACAAAGGCATTTTCGCTGATACCCAACTGGCTAATCTTGATGGCGTCCGTCCCGCCGCCCTGGGCATTGACCAGAGCGTCGAGACCGGCAGCGGTAATCATGAATTGGATCGGGTCCATCGTCAGACTTCCAAAAATGCGCCAGCGCCGTCGAGAAACGGTTCGCCGTCAGCGGTTTGCAGATAGGTGTCCCATTCGGGTTCAAGCGCCGTGGCGGTATCGACGGTGGGTTCGAGCCGGGTCAGGCCGCCGGTGCGCGCGCCCGACAGCAGCCATGCTTCCGCCGCCATCTTCACGCGGAAGACAGCCTGCATATGCGAGCGCACGGGCTTGACCTGTGCGATGTCGCGCAGGATCTGCGCCACCAGCACTTCGTCATAGAGGACGTCGCTTTGCGCGAGTAGCGGCAGCTCCAGGCGGAAATGATAGGGATCGAGCGTCCCGCGATCATCGAACCATTCGACAACCTCGATCAGCGGATCGATGCGATCGAGGACAGTGCGCAGGGACGCCGGTGTTCCCTTATGACGCTGGAAGGCGATGGCATTGGCGACCGCCGTGCGCTTTTCCGTTTCGCTCCACGCCGAATCCCACAGGTCGATCGATAGCCCCCATGCGAGCCATGGCAGCAGGCCAATCGGGCAGGTATCGGGCGACCAGATATCGCGGACGGGCGTTGGCAGATCCGTCAGACCGAAGGCGACCTGCTCCAGCGCCTTTTCCAGCGCGCTCGATGCTGGCGGCAGCAGGGTGGGATAGGTCATTCGCCTGCCCCGGCATGCGTGATCGTGATGCCGGTACAGTAAGGGGCCTGTGTGCGGGCAATGATGATGTCATCCGCCGGGGCCGTGAGGACGACATTCTGAACGCCCGGCACATGCAGCGCCGCGAAGATGCCGGACCGGGTGATGTCCCGGCCCAGCTTGTGGCTGGACGCCACATAATCCTCCAGCCCTGCGCGGGCCGAGGCGAGCACAACGCCCCCGTCAGGCCCGCTGAACGTCGTGATGCTGGCATCCACCGCATATTCGATGATCTGGGCGGACTGGGCGCTGACCAGATCGGTCAGGGGACGGCGCGTTTCGTGCGAGGCATAGGCGCGCACCGTCTCGACCAGATCGGCGGACGCCTGTCCCGCGCCGGTTCGCGACAGGATCGACAGCAGCACTTCGCCGGGATTAGGGCTGGTCGCGCTGGCATCGAGCACATCGGCGGACGCGGACAGGGCATGGAAGATATAGGCCCCTTCCGGCCCGGCCACTGAATAACCTTCCGGGGCGAGCACCATGCGGCGACGAAAATCCGCGTCGCTCTCCATGACCGCCGCGATCCCCAGCTGATCGTCCGCCGGGGCGATGGTCAGCCGCATGATGCCGAACAGGGCCGCGATATTGTCGAGATCTCTGCCTACGGCATAGGCAGGCATCACGGCACGCACGGCATCGTTCACCCGCTGCCGCAGCATCTGGGCGGCATAGGAGAAAAGTTGCAGCAGCTTGGTGGCGGGATCGCTGTCGCGGGTTTCGAAGGCAGGCATGAGTGTCTGCATTCGCGCAACCGCGTCGGCAAGGATCGTTTCGAAATCCAGAGCCTCGATAATGTCAGGCGCGGGAAGGCGCGACAGATCGACTGCGGTGAAGGTGGTTTCGGCCATGCCCGCCATGTCGCGGCAGGCTATGTGTGGGCGCTACGGCCTGCATTTGGATAGCAGCCTGTCCAAATGCCGGGCAGAGCGGTGTATGACGGCTATGCGCCCTTGTCGGTCGCTTAGTGACGCGATCGCCTTTCCTAATTCTGGACATTCGCGACTTATGTCGTCGAATAGATGATCAATTCTGTTTTGAACTTTCCAAATAAAGACTCTAAATTATTTGCCTGCTTACAGTTCTAACAATCTCGGTGTAAACAAGACAAAACCAATGAATTAATTCATCAATGCATATTTTGCAGATCGTTTCTGCGCCGCCGATCCTAACTAAATCAATGTTTCTTTCTCCATTTCTGTAGTGAAACATTCTATTTCTAAGTGAAACAAAAAGGTGAGACATGTCATTAAAAGGAACTCTAAACAGTATGTCGCCCTGCTCTTCAAATTCCATTCCCAAAACGGCTGGCTTAACAGCGGCGTTTAATTCCGCTCTGATTTTGTTTATTAAATCAATATCGTATCCGGCAATCGAAAAGTCGAATAGCAAACCGTCGAGATTGCCTTGCGCTGACAGCGTGGGAAGTGCTTTTGATAAAACTTTCAGGTCGCCTTCTTTGCCGTCAGCAACCAGTGACTTGAGAAAGCTCTGCGAGCCGGCGAAATTCTGATGTGAGAGGGCATAAAGCATAGGAAATGCCACTGCCGTAAATTCCAATATCCTATACAAATATAGGAAACTCTCGGTAAATCGCTTCTCGCGTCGCGCGACAAGGCAAATAAGAAACTCGTCCCTTATAGTTGCAAAGAAGTTTCTATTACGCGCGCCAATTGTTGTAAGTATGCGTGAATAATCTTCAAGGTTGACCTGCGATTCAAAAAGTAAACGTACAACTCTCGCTACCTTATGGGCTCGAAGCGGTCTCGTGCGAAGCTCGTTTCTTCTTAGGCGGAAAACGTTGCCAGCTTGGTCTTTAACATCGACATTGCCGACCATTATCCGCACTATCTCGTGCAAGGCGGAGCCATTTTGACCCAGCCCAAATGGCCTGGGCGGCACGCCGTGGGTGCTGATCGGCTCGACAAGCTCAAATGATCGCATCTTAATCAGTCAACCATCGTTTTTTCAAAGAAAACCTGAGTCAACTCATCTGAGTCGGCATCTTGATAGCGGTCAAGATTGGAAAAGAAATGCATGGACAATTCCCGTCGGAATTTTCCAACGTTAATTTTTGACACATTCAAGGCGGAGAAAGCCTCATCGAATGTCTCTGTAAGTGCCCTAAAATGATCTTTGCTTATCAACTTCAGGAAACTGAAGCCTCTTTTTGCACCAACCGAAAATCCTATAAGATTGTTACCCAGGCGCAGCCAATCTCGTGACGCATTATCTTTTGAAAATGTTGCGACCAACTCAAGAATATCTGAAAACGAAACGTCCAAATTAGTTAGATCAGAGTCCATTACCTTGCCGACAAGTATTTCGTCCAGCTTGGATTCAATAATACGCGAGTTCTCATTGTTGACGCTGTTTGTGAGGAACGCTGTATAAGCCGCCGCGATATCACCTTTCTTGAAAGCCCCCTGCGGCTTAGACACCTCTGTATCTTTCTCTGAAACAACGACAATATCGAGATTATCGACATCAAGAACACCTTTAGTCAGCATCTCGATCTGATGCCGAGCAGTCATCGGCTTCTGGCCATTGTTAAGCGTGATCATCCGATATAGCAACAAATCGTATCGCTCGGCAATAATCACGTTGACGCTCAATAATCCACTAGAATTGAAGTTCGGATCACTTGACGCGTCTTGGAGTGTATTTAGACGCTGCATGCCATCTAATATGTATCCTTCGGAAATATTATTTTCTATGAATGATTGAATTTCGTTTTTATCTAATTCATTGGAAAGTTCTTTATGTACAAACGCAAGCGTTATAGGTGGCATAATGCACCCACGCAAGATGTCGTCCTTTAATCTTTCGTAGAATTTCTTGCGTTGAACCTTCCGTTGCTCATCAAATTTGTCAATCAGAGGGAACAGCTTCGCGAGAGCATATTCGTAATCGGTAAAACCAGTGGCGACGGCACTACGAATCACCTCGTCTTTTACCACGCTGTAGACGGTAATCATTCAATCCCCACTCTGATAACTGCAAACTGATACGCCAGCAGGCTAAAGCGATTGGTGGAAAGCTACCAGTAATATCTTACGTCCGTTGATGCCGGCGGTTCGGCAAGCGGCTGCCTGCACCGCGTGAACGGTAGTTATCTTGGCATCCCAACTCGAAACCCGCCATTCCGCAACCGGCCAATCCGCTGAGTTGCTCAAGCCTCCGCGATATGCGCATACAGGAGATCAAGCAGACGATCGCGATCCGCTGCGCTCGCGCCCAGGAGTTCGCGCTTGGGATAGGCCACCGCCTGCGACCGCAGCGACGGCTTGTCGCGTAATCCATATTGATGGACGCCCGCGATTTGCGACACTTTGCCGGAAAAGCCGACCCAAAAGCCCTGATCGTCGGTGCCTGTGCGCAGAAATTTCCCGCTCGCCAGACGCCGGAACATAGCACGACGCCGCAGGCCGCCCCGGCGGCGGAGACTGCTGCCGCCCGCGTTGCGGTGTTCTTCGGGCACGGGGAGCCATTTGACGATCTTGTCGAATTCGAACGATCGGATGCCGCCAGCCTCGATATCGAAACCGGTCATCATGCGGCCATTGCCCCATGTGAAGCTTTTCATGATGACCCTGCGCGGCTCTCCACCGCCGCCCGAAGGGTATAGGAAACAGGCCGCGCCTCTCCCCGACACCGGCGCGGGCTTTTGCTTGCGGGCCTCGAATGCCGCGCCGTCCGGTTGGCGCTGGGCGGCGATGCGCGCGCGCTGGCTTTGCGCCAGATCGCGGGCCATGCGACGCATCAGGGTGCGGCGCTGGCCCGCCGACAGGCTGCGGATCAGTGCACCGGCAATGCGTTCGACTTCGGCAAGATCATCGGTCATGCGGCAGGATCGGGAAAGACCGGCTCATCACCAGCCAGCACCTGAGAGAAATGCACGGCCACGCCATCAAAGGCGTCCGTGAAATCCGGTTCGGGCGGATGCTGGAGATCATAGCCGCTGCCATCGGCGCGCGGCAGGACCAATACGGTTTCGGTAAGGTCAATCGAGATCAATATGTCAGAGGCCTCGCTGTCGAGCAGTTCGGCTTCGAAGGTGAAGGGCTGGGAATCGCCACGGCGCAGCAGCTGGGGCTGTTCCTTCTCGATCCATGCCAGCATGGGCACCATGATCTTGTCAGCATCGCCAGCGAAATCCCAGATCCCGACCTTGAGCGTGTAGGCATAGATGAAAGACAGCGTGCGGGACTGACGCGCACCGATCTGGCCGCCCTCGACATAGATTTGCAGGCGGTCAGGATGGGTTTTGAGATCCGGCAGCAGGGCCGTGAGCCATTGCCGCAGACTGTCGGCCTTGCGCATCGTCAGTCCGCCCGTGCGTTCGCAATGCGGGCCTGCGCCTGCAATTCGATCAGGGTGGCGCGGATCTGGCCCGCGACATCATAGATGCTGGTCATGCTTCCATGACACTGCGCTCCAGTCATCGCGCCTGCCTCAGTCCGCTGGACGATGGGCAACCGGGCGGGCGTCACCAGCAGATGCGCCGGGATCTTCGCCGTTGGCCGTGGCGGCTGCGCGGTCGAGCAGCCCGACACCATCAGCATCAATGCAGACGCTGCGATAGACCGGCTTTTCAATGACCTTCTGGCTTTCATGATAGATTTCCCTGATTGCGCCCTGCCGGGCATATTCGGCGGCCTGGTGCTGCTGCGCGGACGCATCCATCTGCGCCTGAAGCTTGGCCCGTTCGGCCTCGCGGGCATCGTCCGCACGCTTCTGCGCCGCCTGCTCCTGGGCGGTGCCGACATGGACGCCATAGGCGAAGCCAGCAGCGCCCATCAGGCAGGCGGCGAGCGCAGCGGCCAGTGTCAGGCGGACGCTCATGCAACCCGATTCCTAAACCACCCGAACACGAAATCTTCATTGGCGGCGCGCGATCGGGCGAGCATCTTGTAGCGCTCGCCCTGCGAGCAATTGAGCGCGCGGAGCATGACCCGTTCGGCATCGGCGCCGCGCACCTTCAAATAGGTGCGGAAGGTCGCGAGCGTCTTGGGGCCGATGTCGCCATCTTCCTTGATGTCAGGATAGAGCTTGCCCTGCTGATTGAAGGCGTTGAGCGATTCCTGAAACCAGAGCGCGGGAACAGCCGGCCCCATGTTGACGCCGGTGTCGAACAGTTCTTCGCCCACGGCCTCATTGATCTGGGCGACGGCGGCAAAGCCGGTGTCGATCGCAAATTCCTGACGGTAGATGGCAACCGCGGTTGCGCGCGGGAGGGCGCGCATGTCGCCTTTATAGCCATGCTTGCGCGCGACCCGTTCAGTGATGCCCCACATGGTGGCACCGCCCCTGTCGGAAGGATGATTGGAATAGCCTCCTTCGCGGCCGATGACATTGTCGATCAGCGTTTCGATGCTCATGGATCAATCCTTTTTCGGCAGGAAACGGTCAGCGACGCGCCCCGGCACGCTGGTCAGCGTGTCGACAAGCGCCCTTGCGATGCGGGGAGTGGCGTCGAAAGCGAGTAGCGCGACAGCAAAGGCGATCGACTGCGCGGCGAAATGGCTCCAGCCCGTCACGGCGATGACGGCGATGGTCGCATAATAGCTGACCGTCGATCCCACTACCCACTGGAGGAAACGCTGTCGAAACGGCAGGGCCGGCTTCCATGCCTGCGCGACGGCGGAACCGATCAGCGAGGGCGTGAGGGAGCCGACAAGATCAGCCGTGGATTCAAGAAGAGTGCGCAGGTCCATGGATCAATCCCAAAGCTGAATGAGGGGCAGCACGCGCGTTGCGCTGGTGTCGGCGGTTGCGGGCACGATGACGATGGTGCCCAGCGGAAGGATGGGACCAAGATCGGCAAGGCCCGGATTGGCGTCACAGACGCGGGAGATTTCAGCAGGACCAAGCCCGGCATCGCGCCAGAGCAGCAGGTCCAGCTTGTCCCCGGAGCGGGCAACAAGGCGTTGCTCGGCGGCCATCAGATGAGGTCGACCACGGTTCGGGTGACGCCCAGCATGTCGCGGATCGCATGCATCGCGTCGCGCCGCAGTTCGCCGATCGTGGGCGTGGTTTCGTCTGCCCGATTGTCGCCCGCACCCGTGGTGTCGAAATCGGGATGACGGGCGATCAGTTCCGCCTTGGCATAGAGGGCGACGGCACGCTGATAACGGAACAGCTGCACGCTCTGCCCGTCCAGCTGGGGCGCGGGAATGTCGGCAAGGCTGGCATGGCCCGCCGCGATCGAGGATGCGGCAAAGGCGCGCAGATCGATTTCCACCGTCATGATCGCGCCGATGATGGCAGCGCGCAGGCGGGCGGGCGTGATGCTGCCGGTGATCCTCGCCGCATCCCGCACGGCCAGCGGGTCGATGTCGGGGAAGAAGCCGTCATTAATGACCGGCGTTTCTTGCCCTGGGGCCTGATCGATCGCCGACGCGGGCGGGAGAGCGACGAAACTCATGGCGTCATCGCCATCTTCGCCAGATGGCAGGCGAGAAGGAAGGCCATCCACAACCAGAACAGCAGGCCGATCGCCGTGCGGACCGGGAAGCCCAGCCAGATATTCTGCCGCCAGAGCAGCGCGCGCAGTTCGCGCGGCAGATCGGGCGGCAGCAGGCGACGGAAGAGATCGAGATAGGACAGGATCTCGCGCACATCATGGGCAGCGACGGCCAGCATGAATGCCAGGGCGAGAGCGGTCAGGATCAGCGGGAGCGAAATCATCGTCATCATCCTTGGCAGCGGCCCACCGGCTTACAGGGGTGAGGATCGGGGCAGAGTGCGGCCCTGCGGCCCGAAGGCCTTCCCGCATCGCGCGATCCGCCCCTGAGCGCCGGGGGCGAGCCTGTCAGGCGGCCTGATCGCCGCCCTGTTCGTCATTCTGCTGGGCAATGGCCTTTTCGCGGGCGGCGGTGATGGCCGCCATCAGCTTGAGGCCGCGCTTGATCTTGTCCTTCACGCCCACACGATCATGCAGGCGCTGGGCTTCATTGAGGGTCGAGACTGCCGCCGTCAGCGCGTTGAAAGCGTCATCGGCGGGCAGATCTTCCGCTTCGCCCAGCTGCTCGACGCCGATCGCCTTGAGCAGCTTGGCGCGCACCTCATCATGAATATCGAGATGGCCGGTCAGATCAGCGACGCGATCGAGGATAGCGATCGGGAAGGATGCGCCCGCGCCCTGCGCCTTGAGCGCGGCGGTCGCGATTTCCTCGACCAGTACGGTCGCCACGTCGCGATTATAGCGCGAGGGCATGGATACCTTATGCCGCAGCAGGAAGTCGCCGATGTCGAGCGCCGCAGCGAAATCACCGGTGTCGATCTGCCAGACCATGATGGTGGGGGCGACATCGGCGATCAGGCCGGTTCCAACGCCCGTGTCGGCCAGCAGCAGGCCGGCGATCCAGTCGCGATATTCCGGGATCATCTCCCGCTTGGCGGCGACCTTCAAATCGATCGATTTGATTTCCTTGAGACGGCGAAGGTCATGCGTGAGGCGCAGCACGATCTGGGCTGCGATCCTGTCTTCAGCGGACGTTGCCCCTTCGGGCGCGGCGGCGATGACGCTGGCGGCCGCCTGTTCGCGATAGATCATCGCGGGGGTGCGCTCGACATGGGCGGCAAGGGATTGCCCGCCCTCCTGCGAGGATACGACCGGTTTCGGGTCAGCGGCGGCGGCAAGGGCGGCCATGCGCTCCCGATGGGCACGTGCTGGTGTCATGATGTCGTTCCTGCGCGAAGAGGGCGGGCGCGAGCCGAAGGATTAAACCTTCGGCCCAAGCTGGATGTTTTCGAGCAGGGCGGCCTTGCCATACTCTTCGACCATGAAAGCGTCGTTGATGCTCTCGAAATTATCGATCTGGTCGAGCGAAGGATTGTCCTGAATGGCGCGCCGGGCGGTGCCGATCTGCCAATAATAGGACAGGTTCTTGAAGCTGGTGATGAGGATGGTGCCCGCCGGGAAGAAGGGCACTTGCACTGTAGGCTTGCCGCCCAGCTGGCGGCTCGACAGGATCACATCGCGCGCGACCTGTTCGGTCGCCTTGTCACCGGCTTCCGATACGATCTTGAAATATTTCTCATGCACCAGGTCGCTGCCGACCATGACGACCAGATCGGTCGAGGTGCGGTAGCGTTCGTGGATGAGGTTCTGGATCGCGTCGAAGACCAGCGCGTCGAGGTTCACATAATCCGCCTCGCCGGTGTCGGAGACGTAGATCTTGAGCGCATCCTTGGTGCCATGCTTCATGACGCGGGAAGGCGCATAGGTGCGGATCTTGTGCAGCCAGCCAAAATTGACGTCCTGCAACAGCGGGAATTCCTCGCGATCGGTTTCCGCCGCCGCATCCACGCCATTGAAGCCGATGCACATGACGTCTTCGGCCTTCTGCGCCAGAACCGCGTCCCGCATCAGCTGCTGGAATTCGGGCTGATGCGACCAGGCGTCGAGCAGTTCGTAGGACCAAGCATAGTCATAGTCGGTCTTTTTGCAGAGATACTGGTCGATCTGATCGGACCCGGTGATGTCCTGCGGCGTGCGGCGATTGCCCGCCGCACGATTGGTGCGGCTCGCGAGCGAACGATTGACGCCAACGCCGACGCGGCTCCCCTGCTGATTGACGACGGGCACGACATTGACGCGCGACATGAAGTCGCTGATCTCGCGCAGCTTGGCCTGAAGCTTCTGTTCGATCGCGGGCGCGACGTTGAATTCATCCAGCTTGCCGGGAACGGCGACAAGCGCGTCAGGCAGGCCATTGAGCTTCGCGACCTGCGAGACGAACGCATGGATGAGCAGGCGGGTGGAGGTGAGCATGGGCAGATGTCTCCGATGGAGGAAGGGCGCGGTGTGAGGATCAGCAGTCGGTCAGCAGCGCCGAATTACCGCCGCCGCCGGTGGCGGGCTGGCGGCTGAAACTGCCGGGATGTTCGGTCGATTCGAGGCGCGTTTGCAGGGCGGTGAAATCGCCCTGCATCTTGGTCAGGCCATCGCTGATCGGCTTGATCGCGGCGGCGACCTGCTCGCCCATGGCGGTGCTGAAAGCGGCAGCGTCGAAGCCGTTGTCGTTCGCTGGCTTGGGCGTTTCCGGCTGTTCCTGCGGCTTTTCCTTGGAGCCGGTGAACTTGGCGGCGACGCTGGCGAAGCCCGCCGCGATGGCAGCGGCGATGCCGTTGCTGTCGGTGGGCAGATCTTCCATCTCGATCTCGACGGCTTCGAAAGCCTCCGAGAAGAGATTGTTCGGTGCGGACTTGCGCGCATCGAACATGGGTTTCAGAGCCGCGAAGTTGAATGCTTCGACGCCGAGCGAGGCCGGATTGTCGGTCAGGCCAAGGCCAGTCAGGCCAATCTTGCCGGTGCCTGCGAAATCGGGCGAGATCTCCACGGACGGGAACGGCTTCTGACCCTTGGCCCGCATGGCGATCAGCTGATCATTGGGTTCGACCTGCACATAGAGGGCGCGGCGGCGAACGGTCTGGCCGTCGATGGTGAATTCGTCGGTCTGCGCCTTGACCGCGACAACATCGCCATAGCCGTTGAACGGCGGCTCGGGGCTATAGCCCTTGATATGCTCGACGTTGATGCGCGGCGTGTAGTTGGCGATGTTGAAGGTGGCGACGATATCGTCAATCCAAGACGCCTCGATCTTGCGGCCGTCGCTGACGGTGAAGCCCTCGACAAACGCGCGGAAAAACTTGCTCTTGGCCATGGTCGGTTCCGGTTCCCGTGGTTGCGGGGCGGCGTGCCCCTGACGTTGGAGCCAAAAAAGGGCTGAGAAGCGGGCAGGCTCAAGGCCCTGCATTTGGACAGGCCTCTATCCAAATAGACGCCGATGATATGCGGCTTGGGCGCGGGGCATGGTCCGACCCGATGACAACCTATGTCCCCCAACAGACCGGGCCGCTGTCCGCCTATCTGCGGTTCGATCCCGAGCGCCATGCACGCAGCCTCTACTGGCGCGGGTGGGGCATCACGCAGATCACCGAAGAATTCAGCCTGCACGGCGTCGTCAACGAGAAGGGCAAGGCCTTCGGGCGATCCACCATCGAATCATGGAAACAGCGCCAGCGCTGGGACGACGCGCCATCGATCAGGAAGATCGAGGACGGGCTTGAAATCCGCCTGCTGACCCTGATCGCCAAGGAAAAGAAGACCAGCGCCGATCTGGTCGAGATGGACGCGCTCAATCGCTCCATCGAAAGTCTGGCGAAGGTCCGCCGCTATGAAGCGCCGGGCGGCCATGCGGGCGACCTCAACGACAAGGTGGCCAACCGCAATTCGGGCGAGCGCAAGAAGCCCAAGAAGAACCATTTTACCGAGGAACAGGCGGAAGAGCTCAAGCGCATCTTCCTCGACGGCTGTTTCGATTATCAGCTGCGCTGGTGGAAAGAGAAGGATCAGCGCACCCGCATGATCCTCAAATCGCGCCAGATCGGCGCGACCTATTATTTCGCCTTCGAAGCCCTGATGGACGCGATCAAGACGGGGCGTAACCAGATATTCCTGTCGGCATCGAAAGCCCAGGCGCATCAGTTCCGATCCTATATCGTCAGCTTCGCCAAGCTGGTCGGCGTCGCGCTGGCGGGTGATCCGATGGTCATCACGTCGGATCTGCTGCCGCCGGAGGATGCCGGCGCGGAACTGCATTTTCTGGGCACCAATTTCCGCACCGCGCAGGGCCGCAGCGGCAATTTCTATTTTGACGAATTCTTCTGGGTCCATTCGTTCGAGGAACTGAACAAGGTCGCGTCGGGCATGGCGACGCACAAGAAATGGCGGAAAACCTATTTCTCCACGCCATCGACCATCGCCCACCCCGCGCATCCCTATTGGACCGGGGAGCGGCGCAACCGTCGCCGCAAGAAAGCCGACCGGATCGAAATCGATGTCAGCCATGCCGCGCTCGCCATCGGCAGCGTCGGGCCGGACCGGATCTGGCGCAATATCGTCACGATCCGCGATGCGGAGGCGGGCGGCTGCGACCTGTTCGATATCGAGGAACTGGAAGACGAATATGCCCCCGACGAATTCGCCAACCTCTATATGTGCGAGTTCGTGGACGACAGCCTGTCGGCCTTCAAGTTCAATGACCTGATCGCCTGCGGCTGTGACAGTCTGGTCGAATGGCAGGATTTCAACCCGGAGGCGGCGCGGCCCTATGGCAATCGTGCGGTCTGGGCGGGCTATGATCCGCAGGAAAGCGAGAATGGCGACAATGCCGCGCTGGTCGTTGCCGCGCCGCCGCTGGCCGAAGGCGGCAAATTCCGTATTCTTGAGCGCCACCAGCTGCGCGGCCTCGACTTCGAACAGCAGGCCGATTTCATCAAGGCGGTACTGAGCCGATACAACTGCACCTATCTGGGCATCGACGCCAAGGGCGTGGGCGCGGGCGTCTATCAGCTGCTCGCCAAGCCGGGGGCGATGCCGGGCTGCTCGATCGCCAAGATCGAATATTCGCTCGAACTCAAAACCCAGATGGTCATGAAGGCGCAGAACGTCGTCCGCCGGGGCCGCCTCGCGTTCGACAGCGGCCTGCTCGACATCGTGTCCGCCTTCGTCTCGATCAAGAAAACGCTGACCACCAGCGGGCGCAGCGTCACCTTCAAGGCCGGGCGCGGCGGCGAAGACGGCCACGCCGATCTCGCCTGGGCGACCATGCACATCCTCATGAATGAACCGCTCGATGGCAAGGAAGCGCCAAAGGGCACGATGGAGATTATCGAATGAGCAAGCGCGCACGCCGCCAAGGTGCCCAGAGAATGAGCCGCCGGGAATCTGCGGCAGCGTCTGACGGCGCGATCGTTGTTGCCAACGACAACCGCCGGGGCGCGGTAGAGGCCTTCACCTTCGGGGATCCCGAGCCGGTCAACAGCCGCGCCACCATGCTCGACATGCTGGAGTGCTGGGACAATGGCCGCTGGTACGAGCCGCCGGTGTCGCTCGACGGCCTTGCCCGAACCTTTCGCGCGTCACCGCACCATAGCAGCGCGATCATGCTCAAGCGCAACCTGCTTGCGGCCAGTCTCGATCCCACACGGTGGCTGACCCGCAAGGTCTTTGCGGGCATGGTGCAGGACTATCTGGTGATGGGCACCGCCTATGCGCAGGAGATCCGCAACCAGCTGGGCGGCGTCATGCGCTTGGAGCATTGCCTTGCCAAATATACCCGGCGCGGCGTCGAGCCGGGCCGCTTCTGGTGGGTGCCGGGCTATCGCAACGAACGCGAATTCGATCTGGGGACGGTGCATCAGATCCTCGCGCCCGACATCAACCAGGAAATCTATGGCCTGCCGGAATATCTGTCGGCGCTCCAGTCCGCCCTGCTCAACGAGAATGCCACGCTATTCCGGCGTCGTTATTTCGAGAATGGGAGCCATGCGGGTTATATCCTCTATGCCACTGGCCAGTTCGCCAATGGTGATGTCGATGCGATGCGGGCGGCATTGAAGAAGGCCAAGGGGCCGGGCAATTTCCGCAACATGTTCGTCCACTCGCCTGACGGGAAGGAAGGCGGCATCAAGATCATCCCGATCGCCGAGGTGGGCGCGAAGGATGAATTCATGGGCATCAAGAATACGACGCGGGACGATGTGCTGGCCGCGCATCGCGTGCCGCCCCAGCTGCTGGGCATCATCCCCGCCAACGCGGGTGGCTTCGGGGATCCCGGCAAGGCGCTCGACAGCTTCTTCGAACTTGAGATCGAGCCGTTGCAGTCCGTGTTCCTCGATCTCAACGACCAGCTTGGTTTTGAGGCGGTGAAATTTCAAAAGCGAAGGGTGGATGACGCATAG